AGTTATTAACAGTTAGGGGGCAGTGATTTGCCCCCTTATTTGTTATTAAGGGGTCGCCAAGCGAAAAAAGTACCTTCTATCTAACCTACAAAAGTATCCAGGCGAGAGATAAATATAATTACAAAATTGGATTTTTAAAACAAGAAATTCCAAAAAATTTTTCCAGCAAAAAAATGTCTGAAAAAGTCGATTATAGCTTTACAGCAAATGATATCCCTGATATAATAAAAACTAAAGAGGAGATAGAGAAACTCATGCCCGAAGATAGACCAACACCCGCAGAACAACTCCACGACGATATAAGGAAAGCAGCAGCTGCTGTGCCTGGTACTGAGGTGACTGTGCAGGTTCCTGGATTGATTCCTGAAAACCTCGATGCAATTCCTGGGTACGTCGCCCCCGAATCTGATCCGAATTACGTTGGGGTACTGGGAGATGTTAACCCAGTGACTCAACCACCTACTGAGTATCAGGGACAGGTAGCACAAACTGCCCCGAACCTTCCTGATTATGATCCAACAGGTCAGGCAGGTATCAATGTAACTGAACCTACACTAGGAGAACCCCATAATCCTTTGGATGATATGCCAATAGCAAATGGTACTGGTACTGCTGGAGAATATGCAGATTTAGTAGATCACCAAGTTGGTTCTATGATACCTCATACAGATGAGAATGCTCATGAGTGTTGTCAACCCGATGGTACATGCAATGATCCTCATAATGAGATGATTGGTCTATTACAGGAGATTGCTGGCACACTACATAGAGTTAATGATAAGTTGAACATGCTTGTCGAAAAGGAATTTGGAACACCTAATCACGATGGAACCTGAATTTAATAATATCAATGATATGATTGATAACTTTGACAGCTTCTGTGACTCGTTTGAATCACGAGCAGCAGAGGCATTTTTACGTGGAGATCAAAATAATGGAAGAGTTACTGGAAAGGCAGAGCAAATTGGAACAGGCACTCCTGACGCTGTTAGAGAGGTGCAACAACCTGGACCAACGGATCTCGATGCTAGAGCGGCCATCGTTGATGTACCGACGACCTAGCGGAGGCGAACACGAGTCTCTCTCAAACACTCTGGATTATCTACATAATAATGTAGAAGGTCTTAAAAAAGATCTAGCAGCAACAGCGAGGGCAGTCTAATGGCACAGATAGCAACTGAGAGTAATGTTGATACATTAAGTATTGGTGGAGAAGGAATGAATTGTTCTTATGTTGCATCCGCACTAGGAGCTCCTTATGTTTCTCCTAATGTGAAGTTAATGAACCAGAATGCTAGATTCTTTTCAAACTTTCCAGAGGGATCCCCAGGAGACCCTGTGCTAGTTGCAGGAGCAAAGATTAGAATATTAGAACCTCCATATCCATCATGCCCCCCAGAACCTCGAACACTTGTTCCCGTTGTTAACAAGACTGTGCATATCAATGGGAAGTTGGTCGCAGTTGTTGGGGATCAGGCAAATATCTCAGGACAGTCTCCAAGACCTATCGTAGGTATGGGAGGATATCCTAAAATTATACTAAACACTAAAAACCCTTAATTATGGCAAAAGCAGTATCATGGAACTCAGGTGGCGACTATATTGAAGCAATACCTAAGAAAACAAGACAAGGAAGGGGTAAGCACACTAAGTATAGTGCAACCTCACGTAATGGTGCGAAAAAGCGTACAAGAGGTCAAGGACGTTAGCGGATAGGTCGCCGAAAACGCCGAACAAATTTATTATGTACCAAGCATTACCTACGGAATTACATATAAAAGACTCGTCGGTTGCGGGTCAAGGGATATTTGCGCGGAGCGATATACCCTTTGGTACGTATCTGGGAGTATCCCATTATATTATTGATGATGATATAATTAGAACGCCCTTGGGAGGATTCATTAACCATAGTGATGACCCTAATTGCGAAAAGTATTACAACGACGAGAAATATTACATTAAGACGATAAAAGATATTAAAGAAGGAGAAGAGTTATTTCTAAAGTATACCTTCTATAGTATAGGTGGAATTAACAATGCTGGACCTATAAGAGCAGGTGAAGTCTAGTTATAGACGATAAATAGAAATAGCTTTGTTGTGTCTTAATGCCAACCTTCCAAACGTTTAAAGATCTAAGCGTCACTTTTAAGTCACATCCTGTAACGGATGACTTGATTGTGGTGAAGGATAAGGCTGCGATTATGCAATCTATATCTAACCTTCTTCTTACAAATAAGGGAGAACGACTATTTCAACCTCAGTTGGGATCAGGTCTTCAAACTGCTTTGTTTGAACCTATGGATTTTGGTACTGCTGCTATCATAAAAAATGAAGTACGTGAATGTTTAAGCAAGTATGAACCAAGAATACGTGTAAATGTGGTTAGATGTGATATTGATTATCAAAACAACGGATACGAAGTGGAAGTAGATTTCACTATAGTAGGAAGGAATGACAAACCACAAAGCATTTCTATCTTTTTAGAGCGTACAAGATAAATGCCTTATACACAAGTTGCAAATTTAGATTTTAATGATATTAAGATAGCTCTGAAAGACTTCTTAAAGGCTCAGAACGAACTTACTGATTATGATTTTGAGGGTTCTGCTATATCGAACCTTCTGGACGTACTCGCCTATAATACGTACTATACGGCGTTTAATACGAATATGGTTGTCAATGAGTTATTCATTGATTCTGCCACTCTCAGGGACAACGTAGTATCAATAGCAAAGCAATTAGGTTACAGAGCAAAGAGTACTACTTCTCCTACAGCAAGTGTTTCGTTTAGTGTCACCTATCAAAATAATACTACGGATACAGAACTAATACTCAGAAAAGGAAGTGGATTTATTACTTCATATGATAATACAATCTATAAGTATATTGTTGAAAGTGATGTATTAGCTCAGGTTTCAAATAACGTTGCAACATTTACGGATGTTCCTTTAAGAGAGGGAACAATGGTAACGAACACTTGGACTATTAATTCTGCCACTCCTAATCAAAGATTTATTTTACAAAACCCCAATATTGATACAAATACTCTTTCTATATCAGTATTTCCTAGTGGTGGATCATTTAATGAACCATATCTTGTTGCAGATAACATATTAGGTGTTGATAGTACATCAAAAATCTTCTATTTGGATGAAATAGATGATGGACGTTATGAAATTAAGTTTGGTGATGGTGTATTAGGTAAAAAATTAGAAGCAAATGCAAGAATTGTTGCTTCTTATATCACAACAACTGGTTCACAGTCTAATGGTGTTAAATCCTTTGTGTTCCAAGGCATCTTAGAGAACACTCAGGGTGTTACTCCTGGTGCTTATGATGTTTCCATCATATCATCAGTTGCATCTGCTGGAGGCGAAGAGAAAGAGACTACAGAGAAGATCAAATTTAATGCTCCTAAGATATATGGAGCACAAGATCGTGCTGTAACCTCAGATGATTACGGTGCTATCGTTCGTAACATATATCCTGCTACCAGTGACATTATTATATTTGGTGGAGAAGAACAAGAACCTCCTAGTTACGGAAAGGTCTTTATAGTATTAAAACCAAAAGATGCATCTTACTTAACATCTTTAACTAAGAATAATATTATTGATGAGTTAAAGAAATATGTTGTTGCTAGTGTCGAACCAGTAATATTAGACCCTGCCATACTACATGTAGAGTTAACAAGTAGCATATATTATGATGGGTTGAAGACTGATTCAACTCCTGCTCAAATAAGAGATCAAGTAATAACAGCAGTACAGTCTTATAGTGAGACTAGTGGGACTGAAAAGTTTAGAGGTAAATTTAGACATAGTAAGTTCACTGGTGTAATTGATGATGTTGATCGCAGTATTAATTCTAACTTAACTGCTGTCACTATGAGGAGAGATTTCTATCCTCAGTTAAATTCTACTTTCTTTTATGAGGTATGTTATCAAAATGCCTTTGATCAAGATTGTGATGATCCAGTCCTGTCGTCAACAGGGTTTAGAGTTACAGAACATGCCACATATGATGTGTATCTAGAGGATAGAGACAAGAAAATTGTACTATATAGACTAGATCCTACAACTGGTGATAAGGTAGTTCTAGACAAGGAAGTTGGTGATATTGATTATGTTAAAGGTGAAATTAAATTATACGACTTAACTATTATAAAAGGTAGTTTCTTTGATAATCGTATCTCACTAAGAGTAAAACCACTATCTAATGATATCAAGGCACTTCGCGAGATGTATCTTGACGTTGACATCGCAAATTCCAGTTTCGTTGCATATAAAGAGTAAATGGCAGCAATTAAGACTAAAAGAATATCAACTCTTATTGAGTCTCAACTACCAGATTTCATAAGTACTGAATATCCACTTTTTACTAAGTTTATTCAAAAATATTATGAAGGACAGGAAGTTCATGGTGGTCCTTTAGATATTGCCAGTAACTTACAAGATTATGCTAACATTGATTATTATGAACAAAATATTCTTCGACAGTCTACTATCTTGGATGCTAGTATTACTAGTTCTGATGATACAATTGTACTACAAGATGCGACGAGTTTTCCACAGAAAAACGGATACGTAAAGATTGGTGATGAAATTGTATTTTATGCTACACGTACTGATACTGAGCTGAGAGAGTGTGTAAGAGGTGTTAGTGGTAATACTACACTTGGTGACCTATATGATAGTACATCCTTCTCCAGCAGCAATGCCTCACCGCACAACTCTGGTGAGACAGCATATAATGTCAGTAGTCTTTTCTTGTATGCATTAGTTAAGAATTTTGAGAGTCAATATCTAGGTTCTTTCCCTGAAAAGTATCTTAAGGGTGAAGTTGATAAGAGAACCCTTATTAAGAACATACAAAAGTTTTATAAGGCAAAAGGAACAAATAGTTCTATTGAATTTATTTTCAATACAATTATTGCTAAGGATGTAACTAATAAACCTGAAGTATACAATCCTAAAGATTTTACATATAAGTCATCTAATGCTGATTGGATCAGTGTATATGCCTTAAAGTCTAAGGTTATCTCTGGAGATCCTAAAACATTAGTTGGTAAGAAGATTGCACAGAGTCCTACTGAAGAATATGGTTATGCAGATGCTATTGTAGATAATGTATATCCAGATAATACTGCTGATGGAGAAACTATATGGAATATAGTACTTGCTCCTGAGACAGTTAATGGAACATTTGCAATTTCTACTAAAACTAAACTAGAAAGAATCCTCAATTCAAATGAGGGTGTTGGAAAGAGAGTAGATGTGTTTTCCACAGTTGGTTGGGAACCAACAGGAGAGATTTTAATAGATGACGAAGTAATTGCTTTTGATGATAAAACAGTCTCTCAGTTTATTATTAAGAATAGAGGTACTGCACCATTAAGTTATCCTGTAGGCACATCTGTCTATAAACCAGTTATAGTAAAGGATACCACGGTTGAGTTATTAACACTTGGTGTTGTATATAATCTTTCTCCTTCTGATTCACATCCATACTCATCAGTTGGTGATGAGATTCAGATTGGAAATCCAGGATTTGAGACAAATGATCCTAAGATTGTACAAACAGGCACTAATCAACCAAGATGGCAACTTGTAACTGGTTCTATTTCTGCTCCAACTAATACAGCAGTAGAAACTGCACTAGATCAGGTACAAACTAACGTATCTGCTATATTTGCAGATGATCAGTATTATTATATCAATAGTTCAAGTTATCCATCATATGACATATTAGATGGATCAACAGTAACACAAGAAGTTAAAGATCAGAAGATTCTTCGTATTATAAGGAAAGAAGCAACTAGAACAACAGAAGTATATAAAACTCCAAAACGTGATATTGGTGTCCTTGTAAACGGTGTCCTGGCCTACGGTTTCAGGGACGAAGAAAGTATACGTTATGGTAAATTAGAAGAAATAAAAATTAATACACAAGGAAGAGGATATACTTCTCCTCCTAATGTTTTGATTGATGGTGTACCAAATAAGGCAAGAGCTGTATTAGCAGGTAACGTAGTAGAAAGTATTATAGTTGATACTGATGATGTCTTCCCAAGAACACCTGAGATTACTATCACATCTGGTAGAAATGCCGAAGTTACTGCTGTTGTAACAGGTGGTGGAGTAACTAGTCTTAGTATTAACAATGCTGGAGAGTTTTATTCATCTCCTCCTACCGTTAGAATCAGAGATAATGCTGGTAGAGGTAGATTTGCTGAATTTAATACACTTCTTACTGATGGTAAGATCTCAGGATTTGAGAAAGTAGAAGAAGGAAACTTTTATACTCAAGCAAATGTTATAGTTGATATAATTCCAGTAGGAGAAGGTGCTACAGGAACACCTCTTCTTAAAGAATGGAATTATAACAGGTATGTAAAGTATCAAAATAATTTAGATACTGAGAATGGATACCTATTCCAAAATTATAATATCGGTTTACAATATGGATATGCTCATGTTGCTAACCCAAAATCTTTAAGAGTTACATTAAATGATAACTTAAATGGTGCTGGTACTGAACCAGCAATCAAGACACATTCACCTATCATAGGATTTGCTTATGATGGTAACCCCATATATGGTGCTTTTGGTTATGAAGACCCACTAGATGCAACATCCTCTATTAAGAGAATGACTTCTGGATATTCTCTTAATGGAAGTCGTCTTGGTGGTCCTTCTACAGCAACATATCCTTTAGGAACTTTCATTAATGATTACACATATAATCATAAGAGTGGATTGTTAGATGATAATAATGGTAGGTTCTGTGTTACTCCTGATTTTCCAAAAGGAACATATGCATATTTCTTAACTATTGATAGTAATCAGAATCCACAATTCCCATACTTTATTGGAGAGAATTTCTATTCATTACCAGTAGATAGTAATTACAATTCTAATATTAATCAGAATGATGTTCCTAAGAATGCTAAGAGACTCTATACCGTTGGTATGTCTAGGAATGGAGAAGGTGTTGTTGCTCAGATATCTGAAGTAAAATCTGGTACAGTAGATAATATTGATGTAGAGAGATCTTCTGAGAATTTCTCTATTAACTCTAAGGTTTATTTTGATAATAGAGGAACTGAAGGTGGTGAGGTAGAAGCAATTGTTTCTTCAATTAAAGGAAAGGATGTATCTTACATACAAACCAAAGAAGATAAGGTTGTTAAACTAACTACAATTCAGACTGCATATTTGTTTGCTAATGATACATTAAGACAACCATCTTCAAGTGCTTATGGTGAAATAGTAGGTACAGTAGCAAGTGATAATGTTATAGTTCTTAAGAACGTTAATGGAACATTTGATACTACAGGTACATTCTCTGCTGACATTAAAACATTCTCTTTATTAATAGATCAAGATAGTTCATATACAGAAGGTGCTACATTAAGTCTTACTGATGGTATTAATGCACCTATTGCTACTGCTGAAGTATTAGAAGGAACTAATAATCAAAATACTGTTAAGATTAAAGTTCTTACAGGAACATGGATTGTTGATGATACTTATTTCTTACAATCTTCTAATCTCTTTAATACTTCTGGATCTGGAATTATTACTTTAACTTCTTTAAGTGATAACTTAGAACCATTTATTGTTAATCAGAGTGTTGCATTAGTAGAAACAACTTCTAATCATGGACTTGGTATTAATGATGAGGTAACAATTGATATTATTCCTGATGATATTAGTAAAACTAAGACTTGGTACATAAGAAAGCGTTTGTATCAAAATGTTACATTTTTATCGAGGTCATTTAAATCAACGATTAATGATACAGGTATAGGACGTTATGATATACTTAATGGTGGAGCAGACTATACACCTAATACATATACCAACATTCCTTTAACTGGTGGTACAGGTAGTGGTGCTACTGCAAGCATTACTGTCTCAGCAGCAGGTATTGTATCAAATGTTACCATACAGAATGGTGGTACTGGTTATAGACAGGGTGATTACCTTGGTGTTGCTGATGAAAGTCTTGTAAGATCTGGAGGATCTACTAGTACAGCAAGATTAACAATATATGTTGATCACATTGGATTTGCAAAAGGTGCAACACAATTAACTGTTGATGATATTACAGGATTCGCTCAGAATGATCTTGTTAAGGTTGGTGATGAAGTATTGAAAGTTGTTTCTATCACTACAGATTCATTGAATGTTGATAGAGGTCAGGAAGGAACTATTGATGCAGATCATTTTGATGGTCATGAAGTAGTATTATACAAACCACAATATAACTTCCCTGCTAACTATCAAATTACTAATAGTGCTGGTACTGGTTATATTCAATCATATGATCCAGCAACACAACAAGCTATTATAATATTTGATTATGCTATAGAGAAAGATAGTGCTAAAGATATAAACATCAACACTTCATTCTTTGATTTTAGTTTGCCTAGAAAAGCAGTAAATGTTGCTGCATTCGATCCAATAGAGTATAAGTTTGAGTTCTCAGAAGATGATAGTACATATGTACCAAACCCTAACATAGATTTACAAGAATTCTATAAGTATAAGTTTGATACGTCTCATTCCAGTCTCACTGGGACTTACTTTGATATTAGTCCAAGTAAGAATTATAACCTTGTTACTGTAGAGAAGTTTGCTTCTACAGTTTTACCAGGAAGTACAGGTTCTTATACAGATGTTAAGTTTGGTTTTGGATCTAGATTAGAAACAAATAATTATCAAACTAAAGTAGGAACAGATTTTACAAACTTCTACTATTTTGATAAGAAAGGTATTGTGGATTCTGATGGTAAGTATTTTAAGATAGTAACAGATCCATTACAAGGTGTTAAGAAGGTTAATTATGTTACTAGCAATCGCTTTGTATATGATTTGGTTGGCAATCCTCTTTGGGACGGTTCAGGAACAATAAAGTATACAACTAAAGGTCAGTTTTGTATTGGTGAAATTGATAGTGTTAAAGTTGTTAATCTTGGTTTAAATTATAAGAAAGTTCCTGTTATACAGGGATGTGATCCTAATGCTAATTTTAAAGCAAAAGCAACTATATTATTTGATACGAATATTGATACTATTACAGGTGTTAGAATTGATGATGTTGGTTCTAACTATATTAATCCAAAAATTGTAGTTACTAATAGTGATGGTTCTGGAGTTGAATTTAATATAGTTTCTAGAGATGGTAAGATATTCTCTATTACTATTGTTAATCCTGGTAAGGGATATACATTTGCTCCTGAGATAGAAATTATTGAAGGTGATGTGGAAGCATATTCTGAAAGTAATACTATTGGTGTTCCTCAGAGTGTTTCTATTATTAAAAATGGTGGAGCATTCCATTTAGATAAAACAGTATCTTCAGATTTCAATTCTAAGAGTATTCTATCTCTTAAAGGATTTACTGGAGATTTCAAAAAAGGTGAAGTAATAGTTCAAAAGATTAGTGGTAATGAAGTTGCAAGAGCAAATGTTTCTGAGTGGCGTAAAGGGTCTAATTTACTTAAGATAGAGAATATATCTGGTATCTTTAGAAATGCATTAATAGAAGCAGTTACAACAAAGACTACTGCTACTATTAACGCTGTATTTGTTACTTCATTTGCTGAAGATATTACAAGTTTCTATGATAATCTAGGATACTTTAAATCTGATAGAGGAAGATTGGGAGTTTCTAATCAGAAACTTACTGATAGTTTCTTCTATCAAGATTATTCTTATGTTGTTAAGTCAAAGACATCAATTACGGAGTGGAGAGACTTAATTAAGTCTACTACTCATCCTGCTGGTTTCAAACTATTTGGTCAGGTTGATATTGAGACTGATGCAGCAGCAGAAATGCCTGTATCTCAACCTAAAGATGCACACTTCAGTATAATTCAACTTTGGGATCCTGATAAGAATAAGATAACAGTTGAAAGTACAAAGAGAGTAATTACACAAACAATTCAGAAAGTAGAGAACCAGAGAATACGTAGAGGTTCTGGATCTGCTTCTAACTCAGAGTTTAATTTCCAAGCAACTCGTGGATTTCCATTCACATTAAATGGTGCATTTGATGGAACATATAATAGTGATGGTAAGTTAGTTGGTACAACTGTATTCCAAGTATTAGATCAGAATGGTACTGCATTTACACCAGTTAATGCTAAGAGTTTAATTGTTACATTAGATGGAGTAT